TGGAGCCGGAGCCGGAGCCGGAGCCGGAGCTGGAGCGGGCTCTTTTGGAGTCTCCCTGTGTGTAATATTTTGAACCGTTTCTAAATCTTGCTGACGAGTTGGAGGACTAGGGGGGTTAAATACGGGAGAGTTCTCTAAACCATCAGGGTATTTGCGGGCGGTGGGAGATACGGGCGGTGGCACTGGGAGTTGGTCGATTGTGTCCAGTGAGAAATTACCACTTTGACCTGAGCCTGATTGAGGCTCGGGTTTTGGTTCTGGTGTTGGCGATACTGAACCCGGTCCGCGGCTTTCTTCTACTGAAAAAGCATTGGGGTCGTTAGTTTCATACCTTTCGGTAACCTCATCTGCGGGAGCGGGTGCGGGAGCGGGTGTTGGTGCCACCGAACCTGGTCCGCGGCTTTCTTCTACTGAAAAAGCATTGGGGTCATTAGTTTTATACCTTTCGGTAACCTCATCTACGGGAGCTGGAGCGGGCTCTTCCATTGAAGGAGCGGGTTGCTCAGGTGGGCCTGTTCTGCCTTTGTCGTAGTAAAAACCCTCATCATTAGCAGTGTCTTCGCCGTCGATGTACATGCCTTTATCGTTAGAAGTGTCTTCGCCATCGACTAACCCGCCGCGGGCTGGGCCTGTTCTGCCTGTAATACCTTCTCCGTTAAAGCCACTGCCGGGCGGGGGCTCTTCAAAGGGATCCTGGGGAGGGAGTTCTTGAATACGGGGAGGTGACTGCTCTATGCTGTCGGCGTAATCGGTTTCTCTGTCTAATGGCTGGCCTTTAGGTGTATTTTCCGCACCGATGTAAGGACCGCTTGGTGTTTCGGGAGCTGGCGGGTCTACTAAATTCTGAAGCCATGGCTTCATTTCTTCTTTTTTTATTCTATCTGCGCCAAAACCGTCCGACATCTTAGAAGGATCGAATCGCTCTTGTCTAATTTTTGCGGCGGCGGGTCTGTTAAAATCGGCGTAAGGGCCCATTGTCCCTTCTTCCACTGTTTCGCCTCCTGGGTTTTCTAAAGAATACTGCTTAAGCATTTCTCTATACTCGTCGGTATTTTTAAAAGCTACTGGGTCGAACCCATCAGTTTTAACTACATCATTACCCTTGACTACATTCTTTTTAAGTTCTCGGATAACTTGGGCATCCGCTCTTTTCGAAGGCCCGCCGTTTACTCTGTCAATTTCTTGAACTATATCTGCGGGAGCCCGGTAGGTTGGGTTGTTCGGGTCATTTTTGACATTATTTGGGTGGTATTTCCCGGCTTGGGAATCTCTTGTAAAAGCGGCAGAAGCTTTTGCTCTCTCTGCGTCGGTTGCGTTGTCCCACCAGCCGTAGCCAGCTTTTCCGTCGGCCCACGCACCGATGATCTTATTTTTTCTTCTGCTCTGCTCGTCGTCTTCGATTGCTTCTTTAAGTTTTTTACCGCGCCAATGTTCAATTGCGGCACGATCTCTAGCTCCAGCCATATCGGGTATGGAGCTGCCGGGGTTACCCTGACGAGGTTTACTAATGGGAAGATTGCCGACACCTTTTGATATTTTATCAATTTCATCTTGAGGCCCGGGTCTTGAAGGTCGGTCCATAGTGACGGGTTTGGGTTTGACCTCGGTGGGTTTTACGCCGGGTTTGTTTTCGGGTGCGGGTGCGGGTTTGGGTTTGTTTTCGGGTGCGGGGGTTGGGTTATCTATAGTCGCCTTATTCGGGTCAAAAGGCTCATTCATACCCTCTTCGAGAGGGGTATCTACGTAAATTTCTTCTATAGCGTCGTCGACCGATTCAGTCATCCCGGAATCTTTTGCCTCGCTGGCAACATGCAACTTCATTATTTCGGGGTATTGAGCCAGATCGCGGTTATAATACGCAATTTTATCTCTATTTTCTCTTAACCACTTTGAAGTTACTAAAGCTTCTGGCGACGGTACAAACCCACCCCCACCACCACTTGTTATTTTATACTTATAAACTTTGCCATCAATTACCTTAAGAGCCCAGTCGCCAACTTTTGCTTCTTTATCTGCCATTTGATTACCTTAATTTTAGTTGTTTACCTCCTCAACCGCTTGTATTCCGATAATGGAACCCTCATAAAACCGTCTGGGCATAGAAGCCCTGGGTTTTTCCTAAGCATCTTGTTCGTAATTTTTCTTTTCTTGTGCTTTCTAAATGTAGTAGCGGAATCGATATTGTACACGGCTAGCGCTGTTGCCATGACATGGTCGTCGTGATGCCCTGGTGCCGCTTCGGGTTTTCCTTTTTCATTTATAATAAATGTTTTTAACTCCTTTAGCACCCCTTCGTCTGGTATATCGATGTTCCTATCCATGATTTCGGAAGCTAAATGGTCGATTAATGTTTTTCTTGTTATTTTGTCTGTTTGCCACCCAAAGAACTTTTCGACCATCCCTGTTGAATTGTTAACTTTCCTTCGTTGATAGACATGGCAACCCGCTTCTAGTAGATATTTAATTATCGCTAACCCACTATTGTTGATTTCGGGGACTACGAAAGCCTTTCCGTACCAGGTTGCTGCCGCGACAATCTCCTCGGCGAGAACTCCGATCTCTACCCGAGAGTGGTGATGGGCAACTAACCTCGCTACGTGCCAGTCTCCGTGCCAATCTTCGTAAGGAGCTTTCCAAACTTGCACGCTATGATAGTCAGGGTCGGCTGCTAAACCTTGCATTTGCTGATCTTCACCAGTACAAGTGTCAACGCCTATGACATACTTCGAATCTTCTTCAGGTTGCTCGTAAACAACCCAAGACCCTGCCCTGTCTAAATTATAAGATACCGACTTATTTGGCTGTAAGCTTAGACTACCTACGGTTTTATCTTGTTTAGGAGCCGCATCTGCCATTTCCTTTAGTACTTCAATCTGAAAACGAGGGCGGGACGACATTAAGAAACATTCTTCGGGATCCGATGGATACTCCTGGCGGAACTTAGAGACATCGCCATTACATTTGTCCTGAAGAGTTCTCCTTCTCCAATGCATTTGCTCCCAGTTTACGTCGAAACGCTCGACTTCTGACTTCTCGTCATCGGTCATAGTGTCTTTGAAATCTTGAAGTTCAACTTCAGATTTGAAAGGTATTTCGGAATCTTCGAACTCCCACCAAGCGGCAAATATCTTAGCCCATTCATTGTCCTGCACCCATGTGTTATAAAACCAACCGGCTGGGCCATTCGGTGTAGAGTCGGCAACAACTAGTGAAACATTGTCTCCGTCGTACAGCGACTGTAGATAACCAAGAGCGGGGTCTTTTTGTCCCGTATTAGGCCAGAAAGCGACCTCAGTCATATTACCGACCTGGATAGTTCCGCTTCGACCTGCGTTTTTCGATCCGGCGGTTTCCTTTCCGTACGCACTTTTGGACCTTAGTTTCATTAAGTCTGCCAGATTGCCTCCATCCTCGAGATTTGTTCCGGTATCGTCCCACGGAAAGGCGTCGTTCTCGGCGTATCTCCGATAGATCTCGAAGACTTTGTCGCTCGTCCCCGCAATATCCCCCATCAGAGAGCCCGCCAGATTCTCGTGCTTCCTCATGTGGTGGTATGTCAGAGCTTGAGCGCATGTGCTCGCCCCCTTCTGACGGGGTTTTAGAATGATCATCTTGCACGGCTTTTTTTCTACTTGGCATTTTCTATAATGGTCGAACATACGCTTTTGTAGCGTATTCGCTTTAGGTTTAATATCTTTGCCCCTCTTATCCTTAATGACGGCAAATGTTGAGAACCAGACCTCGGGGTCGATTCGGATTAAATTGGCTAACTGCTGTTCTTTGTCTGTCATTGCATCTGTTCCTCCATTAACTTAATTGCTTCTTTGCTAAGGGGGGTCTTGTCCCGATATTCGGGGTTGTTGTAAAGAAACTTACCAACTTTTGCGCCGTAGTGGATGGCGTATGCCTTATCTAAATTCTTAAGCGTGTCACTTAATGCGTTCCATTTCCAATCAAGAGGGACAAAGTCTAAGTCGGAATTATGGACGATGTTGTTTAGGATGTTTTGGTCTCCCCCATATGGGTTGCCCAATTTAAAAGGAAAGCTCTTTGGGGCTTTTTCCTCGTAAGATTTAAAGGCATCCTTTTGCCAATTTTCCCAAATCAATTTTCTTGCTTTTGGAGAAGAAGCCCAAACGCCTGAATTGAAGTGATTATACCAAGGGTACCCAAAGTGATCGGAGACATTACGGAAGACAAAAGCTCTTCTTAACGACGCCATAGGACGGTTCCACTCACCTAAGTAATCAATCGGATCGCGGTTTGCCATAAAATCGCCCTTTAACTCTTTTCGGATATCAGGGGCACCCTCCTGCATTATGATGTCGGCATCAAAGTGTACGATGTAATCATAATGCCTAAGCTCGGGCTTGCATAAATCCATCGCCCAGTAGAACCGCATTCTCTTATCGGCATCTTTTGGTAATTGCTCTGGGGTAAAGGTGGGTTTGGACTCAAAAGTGTAGTCGATGCCGTAATGATCTGAGTATGTTTTTAAACTACTGGTTGACTCTTCGATAAGTGCGTCGTGTTTCACTTTTAGACTGCCTGTTACGAAAACTTGATATATTAGCACTTTCATTAGAATGAGTACCCCCCTAGCTTGGCATCTTTAGCGAAAAGAGTACCTATTCTTTCCACTAGTTCGTCATCATAATAGTCTCGGTAATTAACTTTTACAGTAGCGTTTAAAACTTCTGGTTTGGGTAGTTTTGTGAATTTGCAGAAATCATTTAATCCATCCTCAAGGCGAAACCATTTTTTCTTTGATGAGCCATCTAGCCACGAACATTGATTATCTGACTGCGCCCACGCTCTCCCCGTGTTCTTGTCATACTCAAAGTCTATGCCGTGCTTGTCTACGAAAAACCCGCCGGGCATCCATGACCTTTTGAAGCCATCTAACGACAGGCGAGCGTGATCGAGCCTTGCCCACTCTTCCTCTATGTTGGCAACGGCATTCTTGATATTGTATAGATACATGGACAACGCCCTACTCCAAGGGTTTCGGCATATAGCCACGGGGGTCAAGGACTTGACCTCGTCGAACTGAGACCACCAGCTCCACTTGTTGTGGTGAAGAGAGTGACCTTTTTCTAGAAACTCGACGCCCAACGCCTTTCTTATTTTGGGGTTCCGTAAAGGTTTAACGAAAGATGTACCAGCGTTCTTTGGGACATGGACGAATGCCCAGTTGCCTTCTTTAGAGTAGATCATTATATATCTTTTTTAGTTCTGGGTTAAGACGCTCAACCATTTCTTCTTTGAGCAAATTATAACCCCTGGTTAAGCCTTTGTTGGCTTTTGAATAAGTTTCGGGAAAGGCGTGAAAATGAAAAGATTTGGCTTTAGGCCAATCTATACCCCAATCGTCTAATCTAAGAGTTCCCTTCTTCCATTTTTTAGCAAATCTCCAAAATCCAATATTGTGGTTCTTGTTAAAGACCCCCATGTCGAAATGCTCGAAAAACCAAATCATGCCCTGCTGCTCGTAGAATGCTGATCGGGTTAGGTATATTTCTTTCCAAACCTTCGCAAAATCACAATGCCTGGCAAACACATACCCGGCGTTAAATGCTCCGTATGTCTGATTATCAATAAGAGTATCCCCCGTGTGGTAATGGGGGGATATCATTCCATCGACATCAGTAAGAATATCTTCGTGAATTGGTTTGTTTAAGACAATATCCGCGTCTAAAAACAAAGTTTCGCCTTCTTCCTCCAATGCCCACTCCATAGCACCTATTTTAGTCCAAATTGCCCCCGCAGAGTGGAAATCGTTGTGGCTTTTGACGGATTCGGTTTCGTGGGCGGCTTTCTTTAAATCATCGGGGTTTGCGCTGGCTTTTAGATTTAACCATAAAAAACCCATCCTTTTAAGCTTGGTGTATACATAGTCGTCACAAACCACGTAAATCGGGCAGTTGTATAACATTCTGATCGAGTATATGAGAAAGGTAACCTCGCGAAGAGCTGACCCTGTTGCCATTACGGATACAGACTTCACAGTTTATAGTTAAGTACCCACTTGGCGCTTGGGTTAAACACATGTTTTTTATCTTCCTCGGATTTAATTACGGCTTGGGCGCGCCTTAGCGCAGCCTGTGCAGTATCGATAACCACCTTTAGGTCTTGGATTTTCATATCCTTCTCCATCATATCGGAGTTATAAGCGGTTATTTTGTCCATAACTATCTGTGTAAAGGATGGATTCCCGTGCCTGTGCGTCTGCTCATTCCGGGTTTGTAATTTTTAGGGAAAGTAGAAAGGGCGTAACTTCCACCAGATCTAGACGTAGGTGGAGGAGGAGGTGGTGGTGGCACCGGTGGTGGCGGCCGTAGATCTACTGTAGATTCTACTTCGTATTGATAAGACTTGGGAGATTTCCACAACTCTACGTAGTTAGGTTCAACTGGGTATTTAATTGAAGCATTAGTTCCAAATGCAGTTTCTTTTAATTTCCGAGGAACCTGGCTTCTTCGATACATATTTACCGGTGCTAGCGGTAAGTTTACCAGACTTCGTGTGAATGTTTTAAGCTTACTCATCATCCATGTCGCTCAGGTCGATGTCTGATTCAAAATCGACTGTGGTGTCGCAAAAGCGTTCTACTACTTCTATTGCAATTTGAGACATTTCGAGTTCATCCAGGTCGGATTCCTCCCACCAGCGGACAAATACATTGGATAATTCGTGCTCGAATTGCTCTTCGGCGGTTTTTATTTCTTCTTTGCTCATAAAGTTATGCGTTCTGTGATTTACGGCCTGTAAACATGCCCGCGGGTTTTTGGTCGTTTTTGCCTAGTCTTAGGGCTTCTTTGAAAAGTTCTACTGGAAAGTCTTCGGGATTATATCGGTAAGAGTCGCCCCAACCTGCATTGTCTTTATTCATCCAGTCTATAAACATATCATCGATATGTTTTTCAGGTATTGGTTTGCCTTCTTTTACAGCTGGGTGAGCTGAATCTAACCATTTTTGATTTGGGGGTTCGAAACCCTCTGCGTATCCGTTACTCCCGTGTACATACGCTCTTTTACGCTTAGCGGCCTCCGACATA